TACATCTGGCAAATCAAAAAATTATGCCATTTAGTAACGAGCAACCACCAACAAAAATGGCCATGCTGGTTTTATCAGCGATGGTTTTAAAACAACCTTTACAATTTAAATGTTCCGACTGTGACTGAATTAGAAAAAATCAACTGGGGTGCAGAACTTAATACTGACCTAGTAAATAACGCTATACAAGCAGCACTAAAAACAAAAAAACTTTTTCGTTATCAATACAAAGAAACGACAAGTGATGTAACACATCTTGAAAAAGAAATTACTGAGTATGTTAATTGCAAATATGCTTTGGCTGTTTCTTCTGCAACTAACGGTATTTTTTTAGCACTAAAAGCTTGTGGTGTTAAACATGATGACAAAGTACTAATACCAGCATTTACTTTTGTTGCGGTACCAAGTGCTGTAATACAAGCTGGTGGAAATCCCATTCTTGTTGAATGTAATGACCAATATGTAATCAGTTTATCTGATTTAAAAAACAAAATTATTAGAACAAGGCCAAGATTTCTTTTGCTTTCTCATATGCGTGGTCATATGCCAGAAATGTCAAAAGTAGTTGAATTATGTAAAGCTTTTCAAGTAGTGCTTATTGAAGATGCAGCACACGCACTTGGCGTAAAACATAATGGAAAAATGGCTGGTACATGGGGAGATATTGGTATTTATTCAATGCAATCTTATAAGATGCTTAATGCAGGGGAAGGTGGCATTATAGTTTCTAATAATGAAGAGTTAATGTGGCAATGTATTCATATGTCAGGTGCTTATGAAAACAATTACAAACTACATATGATAGAAGGTCGTGGTGGCAATAAATATAGATGTCAATTACCAGTTTATAACTGTCGGTTAAATAATTTAAGTGCAGCTATTGCAAGACCACAACTACAGATGATTGAAAATACAATTATTCAAACAAATAAAAATTATATGTTGTTTAAAGAAAAGATGAAAGAATTTAAACAAATTACTTTTCCACTTTCAGATCAATATTTAATTGACCCAACAAGGTTAGAAAATTTAATTCCAGAGGGTGTTCTTGCTGGTTATACAGCTATGAATAGACCTGTGCGAGATTCTATTCAAATGCAAATTGATTTAGATGAAAAATGTAAAATGAGCCTTTTGCATCTTTGTAATAGCTCAAATATACCTATTTCATACTTAGGTGGAACAAATAATACAAATGCAAGATTATTTTGGAATTGGCGATTTTTACCTTATACAATTAGGTATGAAGATATTTGTAAATATACAAAATCTATTTTAGACAATGTATTTGACCTTAGATTACCTTTGCACTTTACAGAGAAAGAAACAGAAGCGGTTGCAGAAGGCTTTGCAGCTTTTATGACAAGATTAACTGGTAAGGGGGTAGCATTAAAATGAGTTTATTTAACTTTTCAAATAAAAGAAAAAAACTTGCTATTGATTATCCAGACTTAATGGGTAAAACAGTTATTCGTAGCTTTGATGGTGCTAAGTTTAAATGTGTAACCATACAATATGGAAAAAATACAGAAATTTTGTATGTAAGCATTTTACGTTGCGTTGAATTTACAAATATAGATACAGTAGATGAATATGCAAGCGCTGTTGCAAATAAAGCTATATTTATTGATTGGGACGATTTTTTTCTTAACTATGAATTTTCTGAAAAAGAATGCGAAACAATCTCTGGCAACAATTTTTCTAATAGTAAAATAAAAGCTTGTTGGCAAAAAATGAAAGAGGTTTTTGTAAAAGATTTTAAAGATGGTTCACACAAAAAATTAAAAGGAGAAACAAATGAGTGAATACAACAAAAACAAATTCAAAATTAAGTTAGACAAACTTAAAGAATTACGTTTACAAAAAATGGAAAAACAGTTGCTTGATGATACTTTAAAAGGTTATGACCATTATGTTTTTATAAACGAAAGAGGTAAAGCACAAGTTGTAACAGAGCAAGGTCGTTGGGTTGTTGAACATATAAAAACAGCAATTCTAAAACATAATTATCAAGTCGATAAAGTTAACAAAATGCAAATGAAAGACTTTACAGAAGAGGAAAAACAAGCCTATATAAAAAAATACGAAAGCTAATTATGAATACAAAAGAAAAAATTACTGCTGCAAAAAAACGTATAAATCAATTAAAAACTTTAATTCGTTATTGGTCTATGAAAAAAACTATTGAAAAACAAAGACTTTACCATTAAAATAAAGTTGTTAAGATAAGGCCCGCCATATGCGGGTTTTTTTATGAAAATTATTTAAAAAATCTTTTTTTGAATCTTTTTATAAGGTTTGGTTTATTTCTTACTTTTTTTACTACATTTTCTGCTTCTAGTTCTACCAACCTACCAAGAATAGAAGCAAGAAAAACATCTTGATGCATTTGGTGTCTTACTAAATGTGTGCAGTATCTTTTTATATTGTCATAATCTTCACTCTGCATGATTTCTCTACAACGCATTTCAACAGATAGTTGCAACTCTGCTGGTGCTTCCTCTATATCTATGTTGAGAAATTTTTTTATGTTCATTTATCTGGAAACAACTGTTTTTCTAAAATATCTACAGCCTTATCATCAAGAGTATTAGTAGTTTGTTTGCAAATTGATTTTAATAAATCTATGACCAATCTTTTTACAGCAGTTGTCGTTAAAAAGGTCATTAAGATTGGTTTTAAAATTTTAATCATAATTTATTGTGTTACTTTCCAAACATAACAAGAAATGCTACATTTGGCACATGGCTGTTTGTTAAGCAGTGGTCAAATGCTTAAAGATACCCACAAGCAGCTTTTTTTTTATGGAAGATCAAGAACCAAGTAAAGTTGAAACCATTGTAAAAGTTTGCGTACTTTTGTGGTCAGCAACACTTTTATCCCTTTCATACTATGAACCTCCATCAGGCAAAAAAATTGTAGATTTTGACCCGACTTTTATTGCTTCGATTTTTTCAGCATCAACCGCATCACTAGGTTTTTCGATAAAAAAGAAAAAAGATACTATAGTAGATAATAAGAACTCAAAAGTTGGCATCAAATGAAAAAACTATTACTTATAGGTTTACTTTTTTCTAGCCCTATTTATGCGAATACAGTACCTTCTTGGACAACTGGTTCAAGTAATAGAACTGAAAATACTACACAAACAATTAACCGCACTATTGTTACTGAAAAATATGGTGCTGCAGTTGAAAGTTGGGAAGGTTCTAATATTTCCGTTGCTGCTTCTGCTGGTATTGCTGGTGGTGACGCTGTTTTTACAGTAGAAGATACTACTGCAGATTGGTCATTATCAATAACAACAAAAGCAGCCAGCCAAATGATAGAAAAGATTACACAGACAGATGACATTACGACTACAAGCGTTATTACTAGCTTGTCTGTGTTTAGTCAGTAATTCAGTCAAAGCTGAATCTGATACTAATGTAACTGCTCAACCCAATGCTGTTGGCAACTCTAGTATCATCAATCAAAACATGAATATTAATAATGGAATGACAGGCAAACAACAGTTTGGAACTTTAGTTTGTAGTCAACCGACAATGGCTGTTACCCCTTTTTATACAGGTAATGATGCACAAGGAGGAGAAACATACAGTATTAACGAAGGTTGGGGTGTTCAATTATCTTTTATGATTCCATTAGGGGATAATGAAACTTGTAACGAATTATCCAAGATAAAACTAGAGCAAGCCAAAGAAGAACTAAACAAGCAAGAGCATGATAAACAACTAGTTCGTGTTTTGAAATGTAGTCAGCTTCACGCATCGGGATATATGATTAACCCTAACTCTAAGTTTGCATATATTTGTAGCGATGTAATTAATATACGAAGTTATGTAAAAGCTAACTCTGAAAAATTTAAGTAGCTAGTTTAGACACCACATAGTACAGGAATGTGAACTCTAGCTACCTTTTTTATTATCCATCTTTTCCTTAACATTTGCGACTTCTTTTTTAAGAACTTTTTTAAATATTTTTGTCATTATTTTCTTTAATTGATTAATGATACTTTGTAAAATTATTGATCCTGTAACTGCTGCTGTTGCTGATACTCCACTAGCGATAACAGAACTTGCAATTACCTCTGGGGAGGGTACAGGAAATTCATAATTAATAAATGGTATATTAAATGTAGCTACAGTTTCAGATGAAGTATTTTCTAAGTTTTGTGGCAGGTTCTTTGGTATCTGTTCTGGGTTTATACCTTTCACTTCCTCTTTTGGTTCCTTTTCTGTTGAAGAGCTACCTCCCTGATCTACCTGCAATCCCGACTCTACCTGTTCCAGACTCGGCAAAAGAATTGGATCTAAAAAAGGCTCTTCCACTACAGGTGGATAAAAAATTGTTTTAGGTGGTACAAGTACATCTGAGGTATCTGGTAAATTAGGTAAAATTATATCCATAACTTAATTATTAGAAGTAGAAATAAATAGTGTCTTACTTCTGCCAATTCCTACTTCTATTAATAACATAGCAGAAATTTAAAATTTAGGATTATTTTTTTTAACTTCGCTGCAATGCTTGAACCATTCGCCCCTGTTATCTAATACCCCATACTTTTCTATGTCTTTGGTCATCATTGAAAACTGTTCTTGTATCTTTTTATATTGCTGCTTTCTGTTTTTAATAACCCGATTATTTTTTTCGTATTTATCAGCTAATTCTTTATAACTGTCCATGTGCATCTGAGTTGGCCTTATTACGTCTGATACATTCCAAGTCTTTATTACAGCACCATTACCGCTATCTAATAACATAATTTTATTTACATTAGACATTATTGCTTTTGCTTCTTCCTCTGTTTTTCCGTTTTCTGTCAGATGGATAAAAACTAAAGATGATAATTGTGGCATTAAGTCGGTTCAGTAGGCCATGTGATATTAGATAAATGAGTATCTGTCGGTGTTTGATTTGCTGGTAAATCTCTTAATGCTTGCCTGTAAGTTTTTTGTGCATCAGTCATTGTTCTATCAGGTGATGCCATCCAGTCAGTTTCTTTTAATTTAATATTTCTTTCAAAGCGTAGTTCGACCATAGCTAAAGAACCATTAGCAGTTTTCCAAGCCTCCCAAGCTGCGTTTATCTGCTCATCAGTTGGCTGTGCATCTGGATTTCTGCCGTCATCGTACCATTTTGCAATACTATGAGTAGTCCTATTAATAACATACTGATTATTATTTAAGCCAAGCTGTTCAATAGCTAAATGAATGTCAACGTCTGCGTTAATTGTCATGATGTCATCCTCCAGATTATAACTTGGGAATAAAATTCTTCTTCTGACGCAAAATCCATAAATCGTCCAAAACCATTAGTTGATCTTGTTGTTGTACCTCTGTGTTTAAGAAAATAACCCTCTGTTGAAGCATTAGTTACCACACCAAAACCTCCAGAACTCTGCTGGTTTGGGT